GGTACGGTCACCACCAACAGCACGGCCAAAAGGGCAACGATCATCAGAAAAATCAACTCCAAACAACGCAATATGAAAATGCGGACGTTTGGTCTGATCGCCGTACTCTCCAGAAGCCACATAACGAAACTTGAAACCCGCCTTACGCAAACGCTTAAAAAAGCGCTGCAGGTCCTCTTTAAAAAGTTGACCATGTTCGGGTAACCAAGCATCGTTATACGTGAGGTTCAGCATACAAGACACCTGGTGCATCTGTTGCTCGTGAGTGATACGAATGGCCCACTCTCTCGAGTAGGCCAGTCTGCACTCTATACACTGTCCGCACTTGATAGGGCCGTGTTGAGGGTGTGACCAAAGAGTTGAGCACACCTAGGCCTTATAGACGGATACCGCCACGCATAGGACCAGCAGTGATGTTGATCAGCTTGGTGGTCTTGACGTTGCGCTTAAAGCTAGTAGCACTCTGGTGCTTGTTAGCATTGTGACGATGCAAAGGTTTCATGATGAACTCCATTAGAACAGAAAACAAAAAGGTGTCAATAGGCACAGTTACATCAAGTAGCGAACTGTGCCAAAAGCAGCTTTACGCTGCAGAAGCGACATCGGCTGGAGGACTATCCTTAGCTTGCGGAACCGCAAGACCAAGGCGAACCGCCTCTTCAGCATTGTCGCCATTAGCGAAAAATTCCAAAAATTCCTGAGGGGAATTGTGGAAACGGGCACGGACCTTAGCGTCCATGCGCATGAAATTCTCGTCAGCTTGACGAACAACATTCATAGCAGACTGAAAGTCAAAAACGCCCTCGTAGTCAACATACTGGGGCATAGAGACTGGATCAGGAAGATGACCAGTCTTCATAAAACGATCAACAATAGTGTTGATATCAGATTCATCTTTAAACTGCTGTTGAGTCAAAGAGGAATCCAAACACTTAAGACCAGTCTCAGTAGACATGGCATCGTGTTTATCATAAGCAGAAATAAACTTCATAAAAAACTCCTAACGTTTTAACATACGGATAATAGAAATAAGGGAATCAATCAAAGGCTTAAACTGACCAAACTCTTTACCAAAATTATCAGCTTGGGTAATAGCAGCCTTATCCAAAGACAACAAATCACCTTCAAGCATAGCTTTAACAGCGAGCCAAGAGACCTGGCCGCGACGCTGCTCCTCAGTCAATGTTTGCTTGCCAATAAGAAGTTCAGAAGCTTTAAGCTGCTTAGCAAGTGCAATAAGCCGATCACCTTCAAGAGGAATATTCTTAATTTCCTCAGTGATCTGCTTTGCACGAGCTTCAAGCACATTCAAATTAGCACGTTTCTCATCAGCAGAAACACCAGCAAGAGAAGTCTGAGCCTCAACAAGAAAACGCTGAGCACGAGAAACAACGGTATCAGCACCAATTTTTTCGGTCTCAGCTTTAGTCTTAGGAACTTGAGTAGTCGTCAAAGAAGAACGAGCAGCAGACTCAGCAGAAGAAAGACCAGAAGAAACAGCATTCTGCATAGGCATAACAGTACCAGAAGGAGTAGAAGCACCACCACCTTTCACGTAAGCAAGCATAGGATTGAGGCCGGCCGCCTCAAGATCCTTAACTTGACGTTGATAAGCAGTGTTGCTCATACGCTCCTGAAAAGCAGTATTGTCAGCAGCAAGCTGCCGGTTCTGGGCATTGGTAGCTTGTTGACCAAGAAAACCAGCAACACCAGAAGCAACAGAAGCAATAGGAGCAGTAATATTCTCTTTAAGCCAATCTATCATAAATAACCTTTCGGCTCATGCGGTGTAAACCGCACGAGCTTAAAAATGATCGATAAGACCAGGAACAGAGTACATAGGCAAAGGACGGGCAGCATTAATATCAAAAAAAGCATCGAGAAGGAGCTGCTGTCCATTAGCACCAGTACCAACAGCCAAATTACGGGCAAGAGGAGGAGTGTCCTGGATAAAAGTAGAGTTAAGAGTAGGCAAAGAAGTAAACTTCTGTGCGTAATGCCACGGGTCAATAGTACCCGCAGCAGTAGAGCGGAAAAGACCGGTAATCTCAGAAGGGTTGTAGCGATACTCAGCCCAACGCTCCTGATAACCAAAAACTTGTGAATCAGAAGAACCACCAGTTACATAAATTTCCTTGTTAAGAACAGCTTGTTCACCAAGCATAGCAAACACAGGAAAATAATAATCATAACGAGTAGAACGCGACCAATGTCGACGAAGACCTTGCTGATAAGTAAGATCAGCGCGAACAGACACAACACCAATAACATATCCATGTTCAACAAAGGATTGTGTAAAACCATGGCCTTTGGCCATATAAGTACCCATCGCAGCTAAATTACCTTGCGGTGTAGTCTGGCCAGAAATGCCAGTACCAGTAGTCTGCGCAATGGGAGAAATATTGATAGGCGTAGAACCGCCACCCAAATATTCAGGACGCTGCAAACGAGCGTCAGGGGATGTAACCCCAAAATGAGAACGAAGAATCTCGGTGTAACGAGTACCACCACGAGCATCACGCTCAAGCAACTTTTGAATCTGAAAAGATTGACGAAGCTGATTAATTGTCGCTGCAGTAGCAGTAGACAAATCAGCATATAAAGCATCACCAGTAGAAGTAGAACCAGTCATGTAAACATTATTTGAAGCAACATCTAACTTCAAATTACGAGCAGTGTTAGTAGCATCTTGTACAGTAACAAAACCGCCACCAGTACCGTTATTCTTAATAGGTGCAGAAGTACCTAAAGGAAGGGAAACGGCGGTGCCACCTTTCTGAGGCCACGGCAACGAGCCAGTGAAATAATCATGACGCTTGCCACGTCGAAGGATTGCATAGTTAGTAGCGGCGGCGGCGTCAGGGCCATCGCCTTTGTCAACCACACGGGAATTCTGAAGGTTTTCATCACGGAACCACTGGTTGTAAATTAAATTGTAACCACGGGTAGGTAGCGCCGAATGTGAAACCGTATTACCAGCGCCGACCTGACCAACAGTCGGAAGACCAAGGTAGTCCTGTAAGGACCCGATAGCGTATCCACCAACTGGGGATACTTGTTGAGGGATAGTGTAAGAAATGGAATCGGCAGGATTATCCTGCTCTCCCATAAACTTAACCCAATTGTTCCACACCAAACGATTAGGAACAAAGAAGAAGAACGAGTCCAGATGGAGATTATCCATAACTGGAAAAATGGGAGTCGCCAAACGACCGAACATAGTGACGTTGACATTAAAGGTATCACCGGGCAAAACCTCCTCACACATAATAGGAACAATCAAACCACTGTCAAAAGTAGTCTTGAGAGTTTTCTGCATAGCGAATCGAGAACGGGGGATGTCAGCACGGGGGACCATTGCAAAATTGTGAGCATCAACCGATTTATTGTGGAACATAAAAAACTCCAAAAAGAAAAAAGCACCCCCGAAGGGGTGCAAGGGTCAGACAGACTGCAAAACATCCTTGGCACGAACCAAGACCTGGGGGGTAGAAATCGAAAACTCACCAGTGTTATCGTTAAACTCACCCAACAAATAGAGATCGAAGTCATCAGGGTGCTTATTCAGCTGATTATCAGCTGCAGCACGATTGACTTCATCAGTAAAATCGCGAATGGCAACATTGCGATGAGGAACAAAAAACGGACGGTTAAAGACTTCAGCTGCGCGATCTTTAACACAAACAACAAATAAATGCATGATATGACCTTAAAAATTATAGATTACGTTTAGATAAATTAGAACGAGAAGTAGAAACTAGAGAACGAGAAGACTTACGAACAGGAAGATTCTCAAACGCTAGACGCTCAACTTCCATTTCGGCACGAGCCGAAGAACGATACTGCATGTCCAGAGCTAAATCGGACCCAACCTCCTTCAACAAAGTTTTGTAATAACGAGGAACAGGAGCTTTACTACCTTGTGAGGTAATGACAGAAGCATGCGGAAAAATATCCGACATGAAAAAATCCCGAAACCAAGAACGCCCAATGCCTTTAGACATAAGCATAAACTCGGGATTAGGCAACACAACTTCGCCAGTCACATCATCAATGTGAAGAGGTTCAGGTTGTTGCAAGCCCTTAATCTTTTTCAAGATGTAACGGGCAATGTATGCAGCAGACTCAAAATTAAGTGTACCAATCAAGTGATTTCCATAAGGCCAAGCCTTTAAAACGGAATCAGAAGTGAAGGTACGGTCACCACCAACAGCACGGCCAAAAGGGCAACGATCATCAGAAAAATCAACTCCAAACAACGCAATATGAAAATGCGGACGTTTGGTCTGATCGCCGTACTCTCCAGAAGCCACATAACGGAACTT